GGCTTTTGAAACAATCAAAATTGATAGCAAAAGCCATTAAAAGCACTCAAAAACCCACTCAAAGAGTGGGTTTTACGTTGTTATAGACCAACTGCCTGAGCTGACCATATCTGCGAGGTCTACGGCCGGTAGCCTCTGCGTGCAAGCGGAAGACACTGGACGGGCTGACACCATATGCCTCCGCAATGGCACGCTGCGGAATACCGGAATCAGCAAGCTGGATGATCTCGTTTGCATCCTGCAAAGGAATGCTCGGCGGCCGGCCAAGGGTCTTGCCCTTCTTGATTGCCTCAAGCTGCCCGGCCATGCACCGCTCTCTAATCAAGCTCCGCTCAAACTCTGCAACAGCGCCAAGGACCTGCAGCATCATCCGCCCCATTGAAGTCTCCACGTCGACAGGCTCTGTGAGACTGCGAAGCCTGGCTCCAACTCCCTGAACATGCTCAATGATGCGGATCAAATCGCGCAGACTACGAGCAAGCCGATCCAGCTTGTAAACGACGAGCTCATCACCACGACGAAGACGCAGCAATAGAGCTTCGAGCTCGGGCCTGTGCTTCACCGCTGATCGTTTTTCCTGAATAACCTCATGACACCGTGCCGCGACAAGTGCACTCGCCTGCATTGATGTGTCTTGATCCAGGGTGCTGACTCGCGCATACCCATAACGCATACGTTCTCCTAGCGTATTTTGTGGAAATGAAAATGCCTGCAGCAATACCGTTTCTCAGGGCACGCAGCAGGCTTGGTCAATTTGCGAGGGTTTTGCCAACGCGCGAAACGCCTCGGCTTACGAGGGCTGCGGCTGGACGATGTGTTCGACCTGGTCGAAATCTGGAAGCGCGGGCCAGGCGCGGTTTCGACCTGATGGACGATGGCGCCGGGCATGTTGCGCGGCAAGTGTTGACATGGGGCGATGCCCCATACCCCTCAGCAGCGTAGCCTGAATTGCTTGTCTCTCGAAAGACGACGCTCTTCGGTAATCCAGGGTCTGCTGTCAACTCGCGCCAAGCCATCCAGCCACTTGATGCGCTCATCGAGCTGCTGGCAGGCTGATCTATTCGACGGTGCTTCTGAACTCGAAGAACCGGATGAATAGGGCGCACTGGCCAGCGATTCCGCATTGCGTTTTTGGCTACGTGCCATCTCGACCTGGTCATCCCACGAAGCAGCCAGAGGCACCCTTGCGATCCGTTCGACAGTCCACCCTCGTGCAGAGCAATGTTCATGATTCCAATACAGCCGTCCCGGTGCAGCCCGACACAAAAATATCTCTTTGGTTTGCGCGCCTCTGGGATCTGCCAAGGCGGGCGATGTATCGACCTCCTTCGCGCCTTTACACGGTTGGTTGCTATATGTATTGCCACATCGATACACCTGAGCATTTGCCGAGCTAATCAGAAGGACAAATAGAAATACTGTCGCTGATTTGAGTTGCATAGACAGGGTTGTAACAGAATCAATCTGTCAACACAGATCTCACCTGAGCATTGCGGCGCGCAAGTGCGGCGCTGTAGCCCTCATGCTGAGTCGCCTGCTGCGCGACGAGCTGGGGGGCCTGCTGAAGCGGCGCCGCTGAAGTTTGTGTCGGCCGATCACTGCGGGCGCCGGTCGCTGTGTCAATGACCACCGGCTTATCCCCCCTCCCGCTGGCCGTGTACGGAGCATCGCATGTCACTGGCCGCACCACGCTTTGATAGGTGACCGTCGCCATGCAATGGGCCAGTCGGTGGACCTTGTAACCAGCCTGCACCAAGTCGTCGGACGTGACATCAAACACGCGGCGGCCCTCGCTGCTGACCACGAATGTGATCTGGTCGCGGCCCGCTTTGCTGAGGTCGCCAGTCATGTGCAGGAGCTTGCCAAACAGCGGGTCTTTGACCTCGGGTGCAGTGGGGGTCGCAGAAGTGCCTGCAGGCTGCTGTGGGGCCTGGGCGGGGCCTTGCTGGCCCTGTGGCGCGGCAGCGGCATGCTGGACCTGCACGGGTACGGCCGCAGTGGATTTTTTGGCTGCAGGCGCGGTCTTGTGGCCCCAAACGCTTGTGTCGTCCTGGGGCCAAAACGCGTAGACCATGTACGCGATGGCCAGGACCCAAAAACACCAGGTGAAGCGGCGGAATTTAACAATGAAAGGCGACACGTCCTGGACCTTCGATTCCGAAGATCCGCTGCTTTGCGTGTTGCTCTTGTAGAGCCCGAAGTACTTGGATTCGTACTTACGCCGGTCTGTCTGAATGACTGCGCCACGATAGCCCGCATGCACCTTGCGGATGTACTCATCCGCATTGCCCAGGATGTCGGCCTTGCGGCACTTGATCATTGTCGCGACGAGCTGGGCAATCGGCTGGTTGATGTCGCGGAAGGATTGAGTCATCAGCAGCACTTCGGCGTTGTAGTGCCGGTGCAGCTTGAACCACTGGACAACAGCATCAGGCGTGCCGAGCTTTGGCAGCGCGACGTGGCATTCATCAATGACGTACAGCGGGCCTTGATCTTTGTCGCCCCGCCATGTGCTGTAGTAGTCCCACACAGACCCGAAGGTGAAGATGTTTTCGGGCTGGGGCTCGGGCTCGCGGTCTGTCCAGAGCCGAAACGCTTCGTGCTCAGCGATGTTGGCGGCGTTCCAGTCGCCGATCCGCGGCGCCGGCCTGGTGCGAATCTCGATCAGATCGCGCCAGGCAGGGTCGATGGCCGCAAAGGCGTCGATGTTGAGCGGCAGGTTCGTGATGACCTTGCGCCCGGCCCGGAGCGCGGGCAGAACGTGATACGCCACAGCTTCATAGCTCTTGCCCGAGCCAGGGATACCTTCAAGCCCGTTGATCATGATCCAAGCCTTGTGAACGGGATGAGCTGCAGTGCAATGCGGATGCCGATGGCCGTCGTGATGATCGTCACCGCAGATCCCACGCCGCACAGGGCCATGACGTTGAGGATCTCTGCAGGCAGGCCACCAGCTGGCGCAAAACCCTGCAGGCCACTGAGGTCCAGAGCCTTGACGGCTGACACAACCAGATCGAGCAATTTTTCGATGACCCAGCACACAAGATCCGTGGCCATATCCCACAGCGCCTTGAGCACGTTGACGACCAGGTCAGAGAAAAACTTGACCAGAGTCGTGACGGTCTCTTTCAGCCAATCGACATAGTCGGTGAATGCGGACTTGAGCCAGTCCACAAAATCGCTGATGGTTTTCTTGAGCCAGTTAAGCATGTCAGCCCCCAAAAACGAGCCGACGCGCAAGCAGCAGCGCAGACAAAATCGTGATGGCTTTGAGCACTCCCCAGAGCCAGCTGGGCGGCGATATGTCGCGCTGGCCGAAGTTGCCGATGCCGCCGAAGTCGAGGTCAATGATCCATGTCGGAGGGGTGCCACCGTCCGCAACTTTAGGCATCAGGTCCCCAACAAGATTTGCAATCGGCGCGCTCTTGATTTCTGCGGTCTTAGCGGTCCAGACGCCTGCTATGCCGTCGGGGTATTTGGTCGTGTAGAGCTTTGGCTGTTCAGGGGCGCCGAACTTGCCAAAGGCAGGCTTGCCGGGCAGCGTTGGACCATCGTTGTCTTCACAGTCGGTGCCTTCACAGGAGCCACTACCCGAGCCGCTGCCCGAACCTCCGCCAGTGCCGGTACCCGGTTTCTTTGTTGGGTCCAATGCGCCGCACACAGAGCTACCGGAATTTTTGGCGCAGTAGTCTTCTTTGGTTGTCGTAGTGCTGGTCGTGGTTGTCCCAGTCGTGTTGCCGCTGCTGTCCTTGCCCGTGGTGGTCGTGGTCGTGGTGCAGCTATTGCCTGTGCAGGTGGTTTTCGTGTCGGTCTTCGTGGTGGAGCCGTCTGGGTTTTTCTTCGTCTCAGTCTTGTTATCGCCCTCTGCCCCGGACCAGGGAATACACACATCTTTCCCATTTACCGTTCCAGGCTGACCATTGCATTTTCCCGGGTCTTTGCTGTCGGGAGGGGTTACTTCCTTTTCATCGGGCTTGCCCTCATTGAGCTTATTAATAACATTCGGATCGCATGATGAGCCAACATAACTACCCGTGCCCGTCGTGTACCATTTTCCGGCATCGTCCTGCACAGAAACAGTCGTGCCAGTGCTGACCATGCAGCCCTTTGTACAGCCAGGAAACGCTGGCTCACTCCAGCCGCCAGAATTGGCATTCTCTGCTGCGTGACAAACGAATTCAGCGCCCATGCCTGGGGCACGAAAAATTGCATTCCAGCCCTGTTTTTTTCGGTCAGAGCAAAACTCTTCAAGACCAGCGCATGCATTTTCCTTATCCGGCTGACAAACACCATCCTTTTCTTTGAATCCAATTTTGCATTGGCAAGAATTATTCACTCTCTCCGCATTCATTCCACATTGCGGCTCCTTTGTGCACTCTCCTTGAAACCACCCCGGAGACCCAATATAGCCGCCTGAATACTGATATCCGCAAGAATCTCCGTAGCATGTCCATGTGCCGGAAACATCCTGATCATATAAGTGACTGCGCTTTGGATAATTGCTTGGGCTGCAAAATGGAGCGGCCTCCGCCATGTGAGAAGCAAATAGCAGCATGCACACAATAAATACCCGAAGAACTTGAATCATGCGCTACCTCAAATCCTTGCGAGCATGAAAAAACAAATCGCCCCGATCGCGCCGATCAGCGCAAAAGCGGCATGAACAGCGACGACCAGGGCGACGACCAACATGGCTAACGCCTGTTAGATTTTGGCGATGATGCGCTTGACCACCGATGGGCCCTTCATGACAAGGGCGATGCCGACGATGACGACAGCCAGAGCAGTGACCTTCGTCGCAACGCTGGAGACGTCCACAGCATCGAACAGGTCATCCATACCAGCGGCATGCGAGGCAGTGACGACCATGGCCATGCCAGTCGCAGCAACAGCCTTGGCGCCGAATTTGCGAGTAATTGCTCGTGTTTGTTGGAACATGATTTTTCCTTGAAAGGTTGGTTGAAAAGGTGCGAACTTGCACCGCAGAGCCGCAGGGCTCTGGGCTGCAATCTCAGAACCTGCGAACCATGCGCAAGGCGACGCCGAGGCCGAAGCCGAGCATTGCGAGCGCAAAGACAAGACCGAAGCCGAGACCCACGGCTGCAGACACACTGCCGGGCGTGATGCCAAGCGCGGCGAGGTCCTGCAAAGTGACCTCGGTTACCGCGACCTGGTGCACGGCCTGGCAGGGGATTTCAGGCTGGAGACAGACGAAGTAGCCAGACATCAGCTACCCACGAAGTCTTCGTAGTCATCCTGGGAGTCCGTATCGATGGAGCCGCACTCTGTACAAGCAACTTCGTCGGAGCCCTCCTCCTGCTCGGTGTCGAAAAACGATCCGCAGCCATAGCAGACATAGGTACTCATGGCTCTACTCCTGAAGAAAAATCGGCACGCTGGCGAGCGGACGCGATGCGGTCACGGCGGTCGAAATAGCGACCAATCAAGAGGACGCAGCGCGCAGCGACATGGACGAAGGCGCTGAGCACCACGGCACCGCAGATGCCCCCCGCGACCGCGATAAAAAACAGACTCGCAATGAGCTGTTGAAACTGGTCGTAAGAGAGGGCCATGGCTACGCTGCAGCCTTCATTGCTGGGGCCTGCTGGCGGGCCTGTGCGGAGGCGTCAGGGCGAGCGGCAGCCGGTACCACTGCATCCGCTGCAGCAGGCCGTGCAGGGGCCTGCGCGAGGGTCTCCACGGGCCGCACACCGATGACGACTTCACGGGACTCTTTGCCGTTGCTGACGCGCTCGACTTCGAGCTCGGCAACGAAGGGCAGTGGGATGTGCTGCATGCGAAACACAGCATCCGCGTCGGGCATCTTCCAGTCCTCGACGGCATAGCCGCCCTTGAAGTTCTCGCCCGGCTTGTTGTAGCGGTCGTCCAGCTTCACGCGTGCGTACACGGTGCCGCTGTTGATGCCCTCTCCGTTCACAAAGCCCTTGAAGGCTTTCATTCCCACAACTTCAACCATGAGTGCCATTTCGATTCCTTTCGGGTGGCGGTAGCTCGTACCAGTCAGGCATGGACACCGGGCCGAGCTTGATTACCCGGGTCCTCGTTTTCAAAGGGACGACGTTGCTTTTGATGGCGATATCGACCCCGTACGGAAGGAGCTCGCGCCGATGCCTGTAGAAGGTGGCGCGGCTCAGCTTGGTGGTCAGGTCGTCGCCGGCCTGCCACATGCGATAGGTGGACAACAGAGCCTTGGGAAGTTCGGACAACTCGTCCACGTCAGCGCAGGCGCGCGTGAGCACTTCGCAGCGCTGCTCGAACTCCATCTCGATTTGCTTCATGTCGAATCCCCCGAGGAAGTGGCAGCCCATGTCGTGCAGCTTGGTTGCCTTGAAAGTCATCTCCACACGCACCAGGCCAACGGCATCGCACCAGTCGGCAAGCTGCAGGACATATGGATCGACGGGGGCCTTTTCGAACGTGGAGGAATCAGCGACGCGGCCCGCATGGCGGCGCAGTTCCGGCCCCTTGAGATAGGCCTTGAAATAGACGCGACGTGAGCCCCGACCGAAGTCCACGGTCTCGCCATCGCCGTAGGTCCCTGTCTTCAGACGGCTCGCCTGCTGGCTCTGCAGGTAGCGCATGAAGTGGTAGGCGTTTTCCTTGCCGCCCACGCTCCAGTTCTGGGTCACATCGACGCGCGTAACCACAGCGCCGGTCCAGCAGGTACGAGGCTCGCCCTTGAAGTTCGTGATGAATTTTTCACCTTCGGTGAACGGCGGCAGGCCCAGCGAGAGCAACAAGCGGTTGATGATCTGCAGGCACTGCATGAACGAGTAACCGAACACGTTGTCGGTCCTGCCCCACTTCGAAACGTTGCCCTCAAACCAGACGGTTTCGCCGTCGCAGCGCACGAACACCGCAGTTTCGAATGAGCCTTCGATACGCGATTTCTTGAGCGTGATCGATTCGACCTGGCCGTCGCTGTCGATGCGCATGAACGCACCGTCCGATATCTGCGGCAGGCCACCGCATGCGTGCCGCTGGTAGATCGAAAGCCAGTCGCAGAAGCCGACGAGCTGGGCTTTTGTAATGGGCGCGGGGTACCACTCCGCGCGTCCGGCCCGGCGCTCTGCCAGGTCGACAACGTTGCCCGGTACGGCAGCGTCCAGAACAGGAAAAGTCTCATCGGTGAGACTAAAGTGACGTGTTACAAGCACGTCACGCCCTCCGGGCCCCGGCGCGGACCCTCCCC